GGCATAGTTTTCAGTAACAATTTTAAGGGCGTTTTTATCATTAGTCGTTGTGCTGTTAATCTCCTGCAGCTTATCCGGCTCAATCATATACTTTGATGGAGCAGCTTTTCTCTCAGGGCAGATCGATGCGTCCTGTTGCGGCGGCATTGTGGATGCGCACCCAATCAGCAGGCAAAGTGCACACACCAGCATCAGGGTTCTGGATATATTTAATGACCTCATTATTGATAGTCCTTGTTATAACTTTTTGTTTTTGATCACGAACCGCTGAAATTTCCAGCGCCTCTCTTTCTCGTTGAGTATTAATCCTGTCTATCTCGATTTTGTTTTGTGTTGCTGTTAGAGAGGCTTGCCATAATTTATTTTCTTTTTCGGCCATAAGCTTGCCCATACGCCATCCCTGCACCCCCGCCCCAGCGCCAAAAGAAATCGTCACTATCACTATCAGTACATAAGGATTCATTTTCTCAATCCTTTAGAGCAGATTTTATATTCCTTGATACGGCGGTTATGTAATCCTTGAATATAGGTTTTTCCGACATAGGACCATACTGGTCGATTTGATGGGCTGTACGCTAATGCTCTACATCCCTCATGATGATTGCCTTCCCACATCAAGCCAACAGCACGACTGGCACAAGCAGCAGGGTTGCCAACGTTGTGTGCAAAAAGAGTTAACGCATCAAATTGATCTTGTGTGATTGTGTCCGGCAAGCAACTGGCCAGACTGATTTGGCCTTCTGTTACAACAATTTTTTCGACTTCAGCACATTTCTCATCCGACCAATAATCACCGATTATTACTTCTTCAGGGCTACTGTGATTAGTTAATCCTTTACACACTGTTGGAATGTTGTTCGCCAACTGATCTGCATAGGCAATATTCTGACCTTCACCTTCCATTTCCCCCAGTTTCTCTTGGACTTGTGGTGAAAATAGTGTGATAGCACCAGAGGCAATTAAAGCTAATGCTGTACCACCTGCTTTTAATTTATTCATGATTTACTCCAGGCAATAAAAAACCCGCCGAAGCGGGTTTATTTATTAGTATGGGGTTTATTGTTTATTTCACTTACAGGAGTGCCATTTATTTAAACGCTTAAGGTATTAAGCTGGCCAGTTATCAGAAGTGGTGTTTTTATAGGTCACTGTTAAGTTACCAATTTCTGCTTCTTCAGTTTCATTGTGCAGCCCTCCAGAGTTTAACCTGAGCAGTATCTCATTGGCTGTTCTTGGTTTAATCCGCAGGTTAGCTATTGATATCGCTTCTGAAAACTCTGACGGTGTAGAACCCCCCTTACAAAGTAAACGGCTAATGGTTAACCCTGCTGCTCCTACGACCACCCTCCAAGTCATGCGTCCTGTCACATCCTTGTAAGGAAGGTACTCTCCGTTTGTCCCTAAAAGCGTTAAGTCTTCATTAATATAAAGTTCTGCTATATTGCCTCCTTGTATAAACCCATTAGCGGACCCCGGATTAACGATACGTAAATTAGGGTTATTCCCTTCACCCGGCTCATTCGTCACGATCCAAGGCCAACCAGTGTATAAAGACCTATTGAAGTAAAAATCAAACTCAAATTCATCACCCTCAACAAGATCCACTCTCCCCAAATCAATATAGTTTTGGTTCGCCAGAATTGTTGTCATCCTGACTGATGAATCATAACGGTTAAGCAGTTTTATCTCGGGGCTATCTACGAACCCATGGCTATTAGTGGCCCTGATAATCAGATTGAACGTTCCGCCTCCGTCAGTCGGTGTGCCGGTAATGGTGTTTGCCGATAACGTCAATCCTGCAGGTAGTGCAGACTGCACAATTGTTATGGTTAAGTCAGACCCATTAAAATACTGGTCTAATCCTAGACTAAACGCCTGCCCTACAACGGGTTCTATAAGTAAATCTGTACCACCCGCCCAAGCTGGTGCTAAATTGGAATTAAAATTCCCAGTCGATCCATCGACCCAATCTGGCGCAGTTGCAACATTATTTTCACTTCCTGTCAGCAGTTCAAATTCCGCCAAGTTCATTTTAACTCCATCGACCTCAAACGCATCGTTAGTTGAATGGTTAGGCGTGTGGAGGACATTATTCCCGAACCACTGAACAGTACCTGTGGGGGCCCCAGACGTATCGTAGTCAATCAAAGTTACATCGGTCCCGTTGTGTTGGATCCTGTTGTTATATGCCTCAACACTTACATGCTCATCAGGAGACGGCACCCATAAGCGCCCGCCATAGCTGTCATTGTTCTCAAACACAAAATCCAAATCCGCTGCAGGGTACAACTGGTCTATTGGGGTTGACGATACCGCTTTGGCTGAAAGAAACATCGGGAAGTCTCTATCACTGCCATAATGCTTATTCCCATGGGCATACACTGATTTCAATATGTATCCAAAAAGTAAAGTTCTTTCTACAGTGTCATCACATAAATTATTAATCAGTACATAATCACCAAAAGTTTCGTCTTGCGATAAGTTCAGTGCGTTGCCTGAATCAAACACATCGGTACAGTGTGTGGCGAAGTTATCGTGGATCGACAACTTGTGGATATCCGCCCCACTGTCATTGTTTATGTTCATCATAAAGCCGATATTTCTGCCGTTCCTTAAATAATTCCAAGCGTGATGTTGATGGCCGTTTTTAAGGTTTATATACATTGCATGGTCGTAAACCTTAAGGTCGCACTCATGCTCAAGGATGTTTCCTATAGTAGCTGTTTTATCCCCAGCAGCCTTATCTAGCAGCAACCATAAGTTACCTCTATTTTCACAAATATCCACAGATGTTCCGGCAGCTAAAGCAGGGAGTGTTGCCGGTGTATCTCGGTGCTGCTGCAAATATATACGTGTTATGTTTGTAGCTAAAAAGTCAACAGTACCGGCTCTGTATATCCAGTTGTCATCCGTTCCATTAGTAAACCCCTCGTTGTATATTTTTAATGCTACCCTGTTCCCGCCAACACCAATTAACGCTTCAAATGCCGCCGCATCGAATGGCGCGTTTATATCAATATAATCCTGCCCATTTACAGTCTCTAAAATCGTCCGGCGTTCTGTTACCTTCCGGCCAAATTTGTCGTATTCAACACCCCAGAAAATTTGATGACGCGGCATAAAGAAGGTCGGAACGTAATACCCGCCGAGGTTTGACTCTAACGGTCTATCAACAATCAGAAGGCCCCGTATTGAAGATAAAAACTCGCTGTTATTAGTTCCGCCGATTAAACTCCGGCGCATGGTTACCTCTTTGTTTTGAAGGTTACCTATAACAACCGTACTAGGGTAGTTTGTCTCTGAGGGGGCTGCGGCGAAATCAAAAACTTCCTCATTAACCGGAACATCTGCTGTTATTGGAGCATGAGTGCCGCCGTATGTAACCGCAGTAAAGTGCCCAGTTCGCCCCGCTAAACCCACCTTACTGCTAAAGTTTTGTTCTTGCCCTGCCAAAAAGAACAGTGCAATGTTGTTACCGTTTACTACCGTAACGTCTGTTAAAAATGCTTTAGGTCCATTAGAGGAGGTTAACCCTGTAGCGTCAGTCCCCAGTTTAAAGGCATCGTCAATACGAATAGCGTCATTACTGATTTTTTCAGCAATCCGACGAAGCGCCCCATCAACCCAAATCTTATCTGTATTTTGAGAATCATACCCATAACTTGTTGCTACAGTATGGTCATAACTGGAAAACTTACCTGTCTCAGTCAAAACCCCCGTCGCTTCTACATAGGAAGCGTTTGTTAATGAAAATCCATTAGGATCTCTACCATCATTGGCGTTATCACCTAAAGCACCGGCAAAATAGAACGGCGTCTGATTATTTGGCAGGAAGGTTGCTGTACGCTCACTTTCAGCATATACCGCTTGGCCGCTTTCAGCAGCGAACCAAACTCTTGCTTTAACTTTATAAGTACCCTCTTTACGAATTGGCACCGAGAGCTCAGAAGTGATTGTGTCTGTATATGGATTCGCCTCAACAATATTTGTTGGACTGTAGACTTTTTTAATTTCACCCATATACTCAACGGGCGATTCGTCATCGTAGACAACTTCCCATTCAACATGTCCATGTCGATATGCTGATATTTCCTTTGCAGACTTTAAGCGAACGCCATCAACTACCACTACAAGGTCGGCCATGATCGCGTAAGGTACTCTAGGTGTCTCCCCCGCATTTAAGCCATCCTGAAATTCAATGCTTTCAATTGAAACATTGGTGGCTTCCACCATCGAGTAGCCGTGAAAATTAGCCGGCTTACTCACTAGATTGGTGGAAGCTTTATAAACTACCGCAGTTCTTTCAAGAGGCGTTATTGTTAAACCAGAAGGCACGCCAATAATGTCCAGCGTAACGCTCTGACCATCAGCAACGGTAATTGTGTTGATATTAATCGTGTAAACGTTATCAACTTTCGACACAACACCCTTACTTGCACCAGTCACAACAAAGTTAGCTGTTGTTAAGCCCGGGTCTTCACTAAACGTGGCTGTTAATTGCGTGGTGGAAACTGTGCCACTTGTGCCGTTTGCCGTTAGGGATTGGAAGGATACGGCTGTTGGTTCTACTGGGGGCACAAAAGGTCTTTTACGCAAACCACCTAAAACAAGCTGCAATCCAAGATTCATGTAAAACTCCGGGCAATAAAAAACCCGCCGTGGCGGGTTTGTTGGGTTGGTTTTGTGTTTAAATCAAATCGCTTTTAATTGCTGAATTGCGTTGTAAGCAATCGTTACCGCTTGTTGGACTGTTGCGCTTTCATCGAGTGCGGTGAGTTTGTTTTTCGTACCGACACGTAGTTGTTCTATTTGCGGTGAAAGCACGTTATTCCAATAGTCTGCGGTGAATTTAATAAAATTGGCCGCCTCTGTGGTGTCAGTCTCTCTGGCATTGGCTTCTGCCACAATCATTTCAAACCCGGTTGTATCGACCGGATAACCTTGCTCGATATACAGCCTTGCTTGCCGCATTTTTTCGGTATAGACGGCTTCCTGCCCCTGCACTGTGGTTATGTATCTGGCGCGGGCATTACCTGCAGCCACATCGATGTCATGTTGAAGTGCTTCGACTGCATCGGTAATTGAACTGAATCGGGTTTGTTTAAATTGCATTGATTGTCACCTGGTAATCAAGGTATTCCACCTTTTGTATGAGAATACGGTTTGATCCAATAACATCTGTGGAGAATTCAAACTCGCCATCATTGCAGATACCAAGGCTTTGCCCGTTTAGAAATATTTCAGAGCCAACGGGAATGCTTGAAAAGGTTGCTTGATCTATTCCGTCAGCGTTGATTTCTAGGGTATCAAGGATCGTGGTGTTGGTTTGTTTTGGGGTGACCGCCTCATTTTCGAGATCGAAATAATCCGTTTCGTCGTTGGCTGTTCCGATTTTAACTGACTCATTTTCTTCTACTGCCTGATATTCAGTCATATCGGCAACACAGCTTCCCGATCTTAAAATCGAACCAGTATATTTATCAATCACTATAAAATTAATCATCTTTTAACTTCCATAGCGACAAGAGAACGCGCTGTCGCTGTCGTCGCATTCCCCTCTGGGTTCATTTGTAAATAATAAACTCTATTCCCAGACCCTGTTATATGAGTCACGGAGCATGAAATAACTTTAAAGTCTTTTGACCCGGCAGACTCTCCAGCGTCAAGGTTGTATATAACCTGTCCAGTTGTGGCGCAGTAAATCCTTATACCATAACCACTAACCGGCTCACTATCGCCAGAAGATAACCCCAAAAGTGCACTAGCCCAAATTAAAATTGGCTCCCCATTTCCTGCTATAGTTAAACTTTGTATTGTGACCCATCCTGGGGGGCTTGATGATACAGCTCCTGCCGTATATGCGCTTACTGGGTTGGTTATAGCCCTTCCAGCAACTGTAAGAGTCTCAACTGCTGCGGTCTGAATATTTGCTGTCTCAATGGCTGCATTGGCTATTAATGCGTTGGTTATTGCCGCGCCTGCGATGTAGGTTGATATATTGGCACTGGTTAATTCGTCAACACTGGCAAATGCGCCCAAGCCTGTGACGCTCGATGATGGAATATCTCCACTAAAAGTCCCGCCTGATGATATAACCAGGTTACCTAAATCATCATAAATCTCTAGCCCTTTAGCGACCAGATTGCCGTTGACGTCAAGGTAAAACTTGCCGTTAGTCGCATCTTTGGTGCCGGTTCCGTACCAGATAGGGAAATCCCCCGCGCTGGACATTTCGACCCTGTAGCCCGTTAAGGCGGAGGTTTTAAACACCCCACTGGTGACCTCTCCCATATTGGCGGAGAGTGCAGAAAGGCTTGATACCGTAATCTTGTCCGCCGTGACCGCATTCGCCTTTAACATCGGTGTTTCGATAAAGTCATCGGTGATAACGGTTGCGACTATCTCGCCGCTTTGGGCGCTTATCTCATCGGAGAAAAGCAGCTCATCAGCTCCCCACACATCGACACCGGACGCTTTGAAATACCACGTTTCCCTATAATTGACCGGAAAGGCGTACAGCAAGGTGCGAATGTTTGGCTCAACCAGTGTGCTGTTATCCGCCGTAAAGCCTGCCGTTTGACTGGCATATAACCGAAAGTTGTTAAAGTCCAGCTCTGCCGACTCGGGAAATTCAATGACGATTTGATCGGCAATGCCAGAAGCCGTTACGCCAGTGAGTTTTGCGACCTGTGGGTTTTTAACCCGTAGCGTGGCAGATGGACTTTTAACCCCGTTGGCGTTAATGGCATATACCACCACATCAAATTCACGCCCTAGTCCGTGGATAGCGGCTTGATCGGATCTGAACCGGAATGCATTAGTGGTTAAGACTTCCGAATAACGCACTGCTGCCGTTAAATCCAGCACCTCGACAAACCATGAGGGGGCGTTGGGTTGGTCTGTCCACGTTACATCAACAAACGTTCCGGTAAACGGTGCGGCAACTGCAAGGCCAGTCGGTTGATCGGGAATGCCAAAATCCGATCCAACATTGACCTGAACTTGAAACCATTGCCCTATTTCTTCGCTCTGTGGCGCTACCCTTACATCCACCACGCCAAACAGAACATCAATCAGTGCGCTGTTATTGGTGGTTGTGCTTACCCGACTCCATGTAACCCCTTCATCATAGGAGATATCAATTAAATAGCGTTTGGCGTTATTTGCAGGCGTCCATGACAGCACCAATTGTGGATTGGTCAGGGTTCCAGCCTGAATCACCACCAGATTGGAGACTTTGAAAAGCTCAATCGGTTTGGGTCCAACACTCGGCGGAGTGATAATGGTCCCGGCATTGATTAATGCATCAAAGCTGTGAACGGTTGGATCGTCAATGACCGCCTGTATTTTGACTTTAGTTTCACCTTCCGCTCTGACATTTTGTGCCAGCATTTTACGCGGCACTTGAGTCGGTGATGAAAAGGCATAATAGGTTTTTTGCTTGTCATAACCCGTATAAAGATATGCGGGCAGTGTGCCAATCACCGTTACCTCATCGTCTGCGACAAAGGTACAAGGAAACGGATCAAAGGTGACACCAGAATCATTACGCAGATAAATAAAGTGATCTCCCGTACCTTCAAACGTCACCGGCTCCGATAGCGTTAAGGTATTGCCATCTACTGCAACCACCTCGCCACCCTTACCCCACCGGCTGATGTCTTGCACCACAATCAGTTTTGAAAGATAGCTGACATTTCGCCCATCTAACTCGGTACTAAATTCGGCAACTACGTTTCGATATTCCTGTTTCGCCGCCATAAACATGGCTTCACGGTGAGCCTGCAAGCGACTGGTGCAGCCATCCAATTTGACCTTTTTAGGCTGACTGGCAGGGCTTCCGGGGACAGCTGCGGTGATGAAATCCTGCTTCCATGTGCTTGGGTCGGTGTACTCGACCTCTACGGAGTCATCGGCAAACTCATCAACCGTTAAATAACTAACACCCATCGAGCCTTTTAGCGTGTTACGCCCGTTGAACATGTAAGTATTGGTCGTATAGTTGCCATCCCGGACGATGCTGAACTGCTCACCGTATTGAATAGGCTCTGCCCTGCCGACCATGCACATTTTTTTAAGCGCCGTCCATAGCGTTGTTTTGGTATCAAACTGTCCATCGTAATAATCTTCTCGTGTATCCCATTCATCAGCCAGCGTCTTAATGCCGGCTAAATCAAGGTTTTTATCGAGGTAATTACCGCCATACTCGGCTTTTAATGCATCACAGAACGCCCACGCAATGTTTCGTGTTTGTGCAATCGGTAGCCATTGCGTGCCATCCCAGACCGGCAGTTTTCGATAAGCAATCAGGTTAAACAGTCGCTCATTTTGGCTGGACAGGTTATCGGTTGCTTTAGCTTTCACTGCCCAGGTTGAGTGATTATAGCTTTGAGTAGACTCCAGATAGGCTTTAAGTCCCACCCATCGCACTTCATCTGACTCTTTAAAATCATCAGCAGAGCTATTAATTCGACGTCCACGAACCTGCACCCGTCCTGTGGTGGTGGTGATGACTTTACGGATGGTGCGCCGGATAGGTTCAACACTGGCTGCAGTATAGGTTTTATCTTCAAAAACCACCCAACTGCCGACACCTTGATCGAACTCATCCACATCGCGGTATTCAAAAAACACGCGAACACTTCGAGCATCTAAACCGCCGTCTTCATTTGAATAATAAAGACCCTTCGGTATAAGGATATCAATTGCAATCTCTTCGGCTACCGTATCAACATCATTGGCGATAAACGGTCCAACATCACCAGTGTATTCAGGTTCATTAGGGGCAAATAAGGTTGAATTAGTCACGTCAGGTGATACATTCACCGCATCACGAAACAATGTGATCTTTTGTCCTGGTGAATAAAATTCGTATTCAACTTCATCAAAGTTGGCAATGGGCGTATCACCAATTTTTAAATCAGAATAATCATATTCACCCTGGCCAATTGAAAACAGTTGATATAAAAACTGATCGCCGCCAATGTATTCACGATAAGGGGCTGAGGCAAAATCCGGATATATTCTAAACCGACCATAACGCGAAGGGATAACCTTACCTAGCCGCGCCTTATTGCCCTGGGCATCAATCGAATAGGTTGGGCTGGCTTCGGGTATCTCGCCACTCTTATCGGCATCGGGAACCGAGGTGAGCCATGATGATACAACTGAAAGGGCAACAGATATCAGAATATTAACCAGTATCGCGCCCAATTCCAGACCATGTACACGATGGCAAACAATAACGGCATCGCCTTCAACTAATACACGATCAGTCCATTTATCAGCTGTGACTTCTTCGCCATTGACCATACATAAAACGTGATCGCATGGCCCATCATAATTCCCACTTAACTGGCGAAATGTATCATCAATGGAATTGCCTCCATCGAAATACACCACGTCTTTTGAATAGACGTCCAGCGGTGATTTAAGAACTTTTAGCGATACGCTCATGTATATAAAACTCGATTCGTTTAAAGCCAGTTAATCGGATTGTTTGAAGCGTTTCTTTACACACGTCAGCCCCATCTTTTGAATGCAGCACAACGCCATCGGTAAATATGCCAATGTGGTGAAATAGTTTGTTTTGTGACATCAGCACCACTGCTCCATCGGTGGGCGTTTCCAGTTTGATCCACTTGCCACCACTTAACTCGCTAAACACTGCCCGGTTAAAGGCTTTGTGATCGTCCGTTAAAATATCAATGTATCGGTCAAGCACAATGCCGTAATGCTCTTTCAAGCAATGCTGAACCAAGCCCCAACAATCAAATGCGCCGTTGCCTGTGGCGTAGGGCTTCCACTGCATGCCGATATAGCTATCAGACCAATGCATCAGGCAAGCCCTGGATGGGTATCAAGCTTGTAAAATATGGAAGGGAACTGCTTATTAATCACATCGGCAAAGGTGGCTGAAAAGGAAACTGAATCCGCTGCTGCTGCCGGATTTAAAACGGTCATGGTGATAGGCTGTGAGGCTGGAGCTGTTAAATCACCTGATTCAAACTCCCTAAAGGTTATTTTGACTGGCTCACGGTTGGCTTTGGCTTGCAATTCGAGCTGTTGAATGATTTCATAACTTGCCCCGTATATTGTGCAAGTCAAATCCTGACGGCCCTTGACGCTCTTTTCAGGGATAGAAAGCTTAAAGGCTGCTTTGCTAAAGGTGACTTCCTCTGATGCGTTATATGGCGCGTCAACTTCGAGAGTGGCCTGTAAATCAGTAAAGCCTTGAACCAGTCGATGCACATTAGGCGAAAATGCCGAATGACTCAGCTCAATAGTGATGTAATAGGTTTTATTGTTGGGGTTGGAGGCAAACAGCTCATCTAATGCGGTAGTCATACGGTTTCAACCTGTAGCGACATTTGATAAAGGTCGCCGCCCATTGGTGTCTGCTGCCCTCTGGCAATGATTTGAACGGTTTTAAGCCCCAACACGCCACCTTGCATCAGTTCAATATTAAAGGGGTCAACGCCGTTGTTTATGTCGGTTTCGTAGAACGCTTCAAACTCTACCAGCTGGGCCAGCGTCATAATGAACGGCAAGGTAATCGTGGACGGCACATTGACAAAACGGTTTCGGATGCGTCTTGGCCCCTGCTCCATTTCGGAGACTTCACGCCCATCACCAGGTTGAAGGACATACCCATCTGCATTGGGTTTAGGTAGTGTTGCACGCCAATTGACCGGCATTATCGTCTACTCCCCACTGCTCGGTTAAGTCCGAAGATGCTTTCCATTGCTTTGGATATATCGCCATCGCCGCGAATGATTTCGGTCGCCACCGCACGTTTTGACTGGTCGACCGCCTCGGCAATGACAATCTGTCGCTCATTACCGTTCATAGTGTCAGACACCACCCGCACCGGCGCGCCATTGTTCACAATAGTAATGGGTTGTGCTTGAGGGCCGTTCATGGTGACGGGAATGCTTCTGCCGTCAGGTAATGGCACATACGCCTCATTCATTCGCCCTTCACCAAACAGGGCCAGTTGTGGGCTATTAGCCACGCCGCCTTTTGAATAGGCTTTTAATGGCATTGAGCCGCCCGAGGACATTACCCCGCCATCAGCAAAGCCAAAGAATCCGGCAATGCTTCCGCCAATACCTGTATTTTTTAGTGAGCCACCGACCAGATCGAATATCTTGGACGCTGCCGCTTCTGCAGCCATGCGTCTGAGGGAGTCAATAAAGCCTTTTGCCATGCCATCAACGCCATCTTTAAACGGATCATATAAATAATCCGCAAAGGAGCTTTGCATATTACGAGCGGCTTGTTTGGCAAACTCGGTCATTTCTTCATTACTGCCTTTGACCGACTTCTCTAACTTGTCCTGTGCTTCATGCACTCCGCGGGTATAGGTTTCATACGAAATCAGCCGCTCGTCAGAACCTTCTTTAGTGGTTGCGATCAACTCATTTAAGAGGGTGATTTCATCCTGATAGATTTCCTGCGGCGTTTTCAGTGTATCGTTGAGCCTTTCGGCAGCCATATTCAGTTCTTCATAACGCTCTGCGACCAGATCGACTGCTGCTACCTGTTCCTGCGCTCGGATAATGATCGTATCGCCAAAGTCAGCTTCTTTAGGCAGTCCGTTGCCTTGTGTGGTGCTTTGGGGTTTTTCTGGTGCCGGCAGGTTAAGATTGGTATTGGTTTGACCTGCGCCCCAAATGGCCTGCTGTAATCGTTCAGCTTCTTCTCTTGCTTCCGCCAATTCTTCTTTGATGCGGAGTTTTGCCATCGGGTTTTTGGCGCTGGCGAGCCGTCTTTCCAGATTATTAACAATCTCGTTTGCCTGCTCTGCTTGCTCTTCCAGGCTATCGGTGAAAAAGGCACCAACTGCTGCTGCCCGCTCTGCCAAGAAACCACCGAGACGTATTGTGCCGCCGACAAAGGCCGCAAAACCTTCCTGAAAGGCGGGATTGCTAATCATGCTGGTAATATCAGCAATCGCATCTGCCATGCCCTGCATATTACCGGTGGACATAAGCTCAAACACGGCAGTTTTAAAGTTGTTTATCTGTGCCTGTAATCCTTCTGCTCTGGCTTCGGCTTGTGTGCTAAAAGTAGAGCTAAGTGATTGCGCTAATCGTGGCAGTAAGTCCTCGGCTAATACCTCGCCGTTTTGCAGCATCTTACCAAGCTCTTGGGTTGTGACGCCCATAGAGCGTGCAGCCATTTGGAATGCGCCGGGTAACACCTCACCCAACTGCCCCCGAAGCTCTTCGGCAGAGACAGTGCCTTTTGAAATCATTTGCTCAACAGCGAGTAATGCACGCTCTGTTTCCTGAGAGCCGCGCCCTAATGCTGTCATAGCCTCAGAAATACCAGAAAATATATCTCTGGTTGCCTGACCTTGCAGGTTTGTACCTCTTGCCGCTGCTGCTAAGCTGGCATAAGCGCCTGCTGATGCTCTTAAATCAAGGCCTAATCTCGCCGCTTCCTGACGCAAAAAGGCAAACTCAATACCGGCTGCCTGAGTGCTTCCTGTTGCGACAATTAATGAGCTGTTAATGGAGTCGAGCGCAATACCGGCATCGGCAGTTTCTCGCACAATCCGGGCAATGCCTAGAACGGCGATAGCACTTGCCGCAGCCGTGACCGCTGCCTTAAGACCTCCAAAGCTTTTTGAGAGCTTATTGGTCGATTTCTCGGCCTTTGCGCCCTCTTTATCGAGCTTATTAAGCTCTGCGGTGGTTTTATCCACGCCCTTGGAGGTCACTTTGACGACAAGGCTTGCTAAATCTGCCATTAGTTACCTCTTAGTGCGTTGCGGATGGCGCTTTCATTTCTGTGCGCTTCTCGGTTGTAGTACGGTCTGGGTAAATCAGAGCGATCATATTCTGAGTATGCATTGGTAAACGCTCGGCCCATTGCGTATATCGCTTCACTTTCAAACGGGGCTAAAGTCATGTTCTGTGACTGCGCCCAAGCGTTAATTTCCGTCCAACTGGTTAATAAACCGCATTCAATCGCCATACTGGAAAGGTAAGCTGCCCCATCTAACTCGGGCAACTCAACTTCCAGCGTGTCAATTCTTGGTTTATTGGTGTTTTTGTCTCTGGAGTTAAGCCACGCTAGTTGCCTTGCAAACAGGCGTATGTTTTCTAACGTGGCGGCAGAAAATTTCTTACATCATGGATGAACTGGATCACCTGCCCGCGAATCGTCGAAACTTCGTAGACCTTTCTGGCGTTTTCAGGGCTGAACTTTAACGGTTTACCGCCGGACTCAATGTTTTTCCAGCCAACTGTTAGCACCGATAAATACTCAATATCGTTTTCAACGCTGTCTTTGGATTTATCCGCTAACAGCTTTCGTGCAATATTGCGGTACTGGCTGGATGAAATGCCATACAGGGAAATCACGATATCCGTATCTTTCCCTGTTACGGGGTCGACTATCACGCAATCAGCCGTATCCTTTTGGGTAATAAGCGATATATCCATTAAGGAGCAGCCACTTCAACAACGCCGGCGCGATCAATACGCACATTAGCGGTCAACATCCGCATGGTGTCAGCATCGCCGCCATTGGTCACAAAGCTAAAGATAAGGCCCATGAAGTAATCAACCTCACCATTACTGTAGGTGATTATGAAAGAATTATTATCATCAGATTCGCTGCCGGCTTTCATAATTACCTGTCCGGCATCGGTGCGGTCTGCACCAATCTCAAACGTGGTTTCAGGTTCATCGTAAGAGCCTTTACGGTGAAGCGTTCCGCGCTCTGCCAGGGTTTTATATGAAACGTCAGTGTAGGTGCGCCCACGAGAGCCAACACTGATCACCTCGCCCACATCGGTATAAGTAAGTGCTGCAAAGCCAGCGGCATCATGTGTGGCAGGCTCGCCAGCAGATACGCCAATGGTAGCGCCTGCAAAAGTAACAACATTAGTCATGGTGGACCTCTATGTAAAAGATTGATATGAAATAGAAACAGGCACGACATACCAAGCCCCATCGCGCGCGCCTGAACCACGAGAGACTGAACGAATACGGATTGTTTTATCGTTGTATGTAAGGTTGCCACGGGGGAAATACGTTGCCAGCTGGTCAGCCAGCACAATGGCTGCGCCCTTCCCTTTATCGACATCGGTAAAGATATTGATTTGATAGATGCCTAAATGCTCGATGGCGCTGGAATTGCCTACGCCCATCGGCTCGGAGTCTGCCGGTAACAGTGTGGCGGAGAGATAGCTCACGCCCGCTGTTGGTTTATAGCTTTTGTTTTCCCATGCCACGCTGATGCTATTGGCTGATGAGAAATTGTTAAGGCGTGAATCAAGTGCCGCGCTAATGTCGAGAAATGATGTGGTCATAGTTTGGCCTTAACGCAAAAAACCCCATTCAAGGGGCTTTTAATGAATTTGGTTTGATTACCTAAGCTTTCGTGCTTGCCTATCTACTTCACGCTGCAATTCGGTCACAGTGACCTTAACCATGCCTGCTGGAGCCTGTTTTGAGCTGCCATCCTCAATAGATTGGGCATAGGGTAGGTTATTGGTTAAAAACAGCGTATCACCCGCACTGCCCTTGCCTGTTACGGCATTGATAGCGGTAATGGTTAATCCGCCTGATTTATCAGTGCGCTTTGTTGTACGGTTGGACTGCTTGTTAATAGACGGTATCCAGTTGGCGCGTAATCGTCCGGTTTTAACAGGCGTTCGTGTGACTATTCTTGAAAACATGCCAAGTGCCGTACCGCGAAACACTTTGTCAGCATCCTTTTCCGTTTTGCTGATGAAGTTCTGCATGTCCAAGGTAAAACTCATAACCGGATTGCAACCTCGTAGATAATCGGGTCACCTTCATTCGGGTTGGTGGGTGTTACGCCCAATATTGTCCAATCTTCTGAGGCGATAGTAACCTTCTGTCCTGCTTCTGGCTGGAAGGTCAACTCATTGCCGTACATGATGAAATATGCCAGTTTCTCAATGGTGAAGCTTTCCAGTTTAAAGCGTTGGTCTAAGTCCTTCGCTTTGCCACCTGTTACGGGTAACACGACTGCTTTAATGGTTTGTGATTGTTCGGTTGATGTGTCCACTCCTAGAGCGGGATCAAACACCGAATCCACCTGACGGGTAATGGTGACGTTTTTGCCTTTCTTGGTTATCAGGCGCTTAGCGGTTGCCAGTGCTGATTGATAGCTCACCCTCGTGTCACCGTAAAGTTACAGCCGCCTGTTCTTACGCCTATCAGCTTGTTAGCAAGGTTTAAGATATGCGGAGCCATTTCCTGATACAAATAGCCTGAATCAGAATACTCGTCTTCAATCTCACCCACCTTGCTACGAATGGGTAAGCGTTCTGGGTCTGCGGTTGGGTCTACGCCTTCATCAATGGAAATTGCGACTTCCATCTGTAACAGTTTCAGGGTTTCAGGGATTTCATCTTCTTCAACCTCAAAACCATCCAGCTTGACGTTTGAGCGAGGCCATTGCATCCGCTGCGCTTTGGTGAGCTTATTGCCAATAAACTCCAGCGTTTCAGTGTAATACGCCGCACGTATCAGCAATGTTTCTGCTGTGCCGGTTAAGGTTTTGCCGATACTGGCTGCATAATCGGTAAGCTCTGCCTCGGAGACATAACTATTCGCCCCTGAGACAACCGCGCCGGTTTCAACGGTAACAGCCATTAGCTCAGCAGCACCGCAACCGTACAGGTAATGGAATCGACTGTTTTATCCAGCGTGAATGCCATCGGACCTGTTGTAGTAAAAGATAAGTCTGCAGAATCGGTAAATCCGACTGTCACTGTGCCTGCATCCAAAATAGTAATGGTTTGATATTTACCGGGCTTAACCGCTAATGCCGTTGGCGTGCCTGTATAGGTATTAGGCGTTAACGACACGGCCTGAATGATGTTTCGATTACTATCATCAGCTAACATGATTAACCCCGCTCAAATGTAGCAAGATACAGTGCATATATTGCTTTTTTATCGCTGGCATTGGAATAGTCAATACGCTTATCTGCCAGAATGGATTTTAATTCTTTGGTTGTAATGTCATCGTAATTGACAGGCGATTCAACAACCTTTTGTGCCGCCTGCTGCTGTCTTAATCGATTAAATGCTGCAAGTCCCATTATATATCACCTTTGTAAAGAAAGAAGGGGCTTGCGCCCCTCCAAATTTAGCCGTTAGTGATAACCTGGGCAACACGAACGTTTTTGCGTGAATACACCCGATCCCAGTTTGCTGCAGCTCCCAATTCAGTATTCGACGGAGTTGGGCCGGCAACACTTGAGCTGGTGAACTTGATGCCGCGTGGATGCATAATGAAATGCGAGCGCGTTACCAACACATCATTACCTGCCAATGAGTCACGGTCAGTCTCACTCGGTACAGGAGCATTACCCTGACCCAGACCTAGCGCGCCATTACCAAACATGTAGGTTGTGTATTTAGCGGCCGCATCTGTGCCACCCGTTCCTGCTGCGGCAGTGTACGGCATAGAGTCATCCACAATCACCCGGGCGCCGCGATAGGTTTCAATCTCAGCTTCGCCATCAGATTCTTTCTCAAATGAGATAGCATCCAGTTTTTTCAGGTTGTTGTACACGTTTGAGTGCATTGAGATGCCCGTTACTGTACCGATTGCATCACCGAAAGTAGCTTGACCATCAACATACAGGTCACCGCTGAACTTGGTTGATGCGCTTACATCAGCATTGGTTGCCCCTGACGCATCGACGGTCATATCGCTGGCATCGTTTGCCACGTTATCGGCAAAGGCACCTTTTAATGACGCAAGGCCAAGTGCTTGATAACGGCGCGCCCAATATTCAGCGACCAGATTACCGATTGCCATCATTGGGTCTGAACCTGACAAGGCTTTTGCCAAGTCGTTTACTTGCCATGCTTTACCACGCATATGTAATGCAGCAACGTCTTGTGATGCGTCGATTTTGGCAGGTGTTAATGAGCCAGAATCGCTTAAGACTTCATCATCACCGGTCAAATCATTCCAGAACGGCATGTTGATTAACTTACCGCCGCCCTGGGCTAAAGAGTTAAGAACACTATCGTTTGACACAATGCCGCCCATATAGAAACGGGTCAGCTCAGTGGTTCGCTCGATAAAGTAAGGGTTGAAGACATCGGGTACGATGACGTCAGAAATTTGTGTACCAGCCATTGGTTATTCCTCTATTGGTTTGCAGCGGCTTTAAGAGCTTGTGCTTGCTGCGGATTGTTTTTCAAAAGCTCTGCCTGTTTGGTTAAATTAAAATGCTCACCCTTTTTAAATGGGTTCTTTATATCGGCACCGCCGCCGCCACCAGGAGCACCGCCCCCACTGGCCTGACTACCATCTACAAGGAAGTCATATTTTTTTGTAATATCCGAAACCAGATCATCAATTGATGAAACGGTCAGATTTCCTGATTCATCTAATACTTTCAGTCCGTCATCCGTAAGCTTTAAGCGCGACTCAATCTTTTCAGCCAATAGTGATGCTCTGGCAGTATCTTTGGATAATCTCGCTGCTATTTTTGCCGCTTCGGATGATTTTTTTTCGTTGGTTATTTGCTCACGAAGGGATAAGGCTTCTTCCTGATGCTTTTTGCTTTCGGCCTGAGACGCCTCATATAAGGCCTTGTAGTCACCTTCTGCTTTAGCTTTCTCTTGAGAGGCTAGTACAGCGGCCTCGGCCTCCTCCTTGGCTTTCTGCTTGGCTTTCTTAGTCTCGGTCAGCAGTTCATCCATCTTGGCCTGCATAGAGTCCTGAGCGGCCTTTGCGTCCTCGATAGATTTCTTTTGTTGCTCGATTACTTTTAGTGCTTCTTCTAATTCCACGGTTACACTCCCACAGGGTTGCGATCACAGATCGCGTGCATAAAAAACCCGCCGGAGCGGGTAAGTTGATTAAGTAAACGCCAAGGGGTTCAAGGCGCGAAGTTGGTCCAATGTATAAACTCTGCCAGTGTCATCGGTAAATCGCTTAATGCTTAACTTGCCAGAACGAAACAGCGTAGCTCGCTCTTTACCTAACACCTCATCCTGCATTTCGTTTGACTGACGTTTGAGCCAGCCGCCGTATGTCACTCTTGCTGAAACGGGGCCATCTACTGATGCTCTTTCGCCTTCAATTGCTGAGCCTAAATCATATTCAGGATCGACCACCGGGACACGGACAGAACGACATCCCCAATGACGTGGTGTTTGTACACCTTCGCCGACTGGAAAGATGGTTCCATCTAAGCTGGCGCACTCAATGGTTGTGTTGCTGTCCAGTGTTGCGACATAACGTTCACCTGTCAGGACATCTGCATTTTCCTGGTAGACAATCTCACGCGCCTTGCCGCCCATGTGGTTGGTTGATGTTCTGACCAATGCTTCAGCCTGATTTCTGAGCCTGCCCGATACTAGCTCGGTCAAATCTCGGTTAATCTCTGCTGATGTACGTCCTGCGGTAAAGCCATCACGAACTAGCCTTGTGACCTCTCGGCTTTTGCTGGATGAGAATTGCGTTGCCGCCTGACTGATGGTTAATCGCTGAACACCCCTTGATGTGAGTAACTGCATCGGGGCATCGGTCATCACCGCTCTTATCCGGTTCAGTGATGCTGGGTTAATCTGTGTTGCTGTTGTGGCTGCAATAATCGACTGTTGTGCAAATTCCGACTCATTCTGTGCGAAATCAATCAATGACTGTGATAGGTCATCGCTGTATTCGGTTAATATCTGCTGTGATAGCCTTTCAATGCGCCGCATTAATCTGACTGAGGCTACCCGACCATAATCACGGCTTATCATTTCCTGCAATTCAATGGATAAACGGTTTAACTTTCTGAACAGTCTTTGTGCATCGCCTTTGGCGTAACGCTCAATAAAGATTTGCCGTGAGGTCAGCGCATCAATTAACGCCTGATTGCTGCTCATACAACAGGGCTTATATCTTCCGCTTCGCTGTCAATCTCTTCATCAGTTCTTTCCATTTCAATCTTGCCGACTTTTCTAAGCACGTTACGCATATCGGATTTAGCAATCACACCTCTGTCGAGTAATTGAATGTCAGCAATAATCTCTTGAGCAGATAGGGTTTTGTCGTAAAAGTCCTGATTGATTTCAAAGACGACATTTTCATCTGCGCCCATGAACTGGGCACACCAGGTTAATGCTTTGGTGATGGCTTCTGAGGCGTTCTGAGCCACATTAGATAGCACACTGTTATCACCTGCATATTTCATCATCGCGGCTGTTGCTGTCTCAGGTACTTTACTGTCTTCAATCAGCCTTGCACCCAAAGCAATGGCTTGTTTTTCTTTATGCTCCATCGCTTCAAAGGCTGCTGCATTAGATTGAGCCTGCAATAGTTGTGCGCTACCCCCGCCTGCTGTCGTAATGCCCTGTCTTGAGCCTACCATCACGCCTTTGGGGTTTAACTTTGTCCATTGGTCGGCTGTGGTTGTGCCAATGTCAATATGGAGCATTGGCTGACCATGAATGAACACGCCTTCCTCGTAGTCGGCACTGTTGCGGTAGTGGGCGATGTTGATTTCAGCTAAGTCATAAAGCGGCGCGTCATCAACTTCTGGATCGTTTGAATAGGCACCGGCAATAACAAACGGGATCTCACTAAAACGTACCCCTGCGGCATCGGTTGGAATGGTTTCCTCATATATCGCCCCATCACGATAAACGTGCATGGTGTAAACGCCATCGACTAGGCGTAAAACGCGGTATTGGTATTTCTCAAGGGTGTCAAATTCATCCTCACTGATGTCGTACTCTTCTTTAAGCACCACTAATGAAAGAACAACAACACCACCAATAGCCTGCGTTTTCCAGTTGATGATATTTTCGGCTTTGTAAGGCTTTATATTCGCCTGTAAGCGTAAGTCTCTGACCTGTGCGGCTGATAGCCCTGATTCGGATTTAGGGTAGTCAGCAAGCAAGCCATAGCGCCCCACCTCTAATAAATGGCCTACTGTGTTCTTACCTAACTGCTCCAGCGATACTCCATCACCTGTGGCATTTTCTTCGATGTAATCCAGGTTGGTTGGGATATCAACTTGTGGCGCTTTACGAAATGCCATCCCGACCAGGCCGTTACGGGTTCTGGCTGTCATGTTGACGAACAGTGAGCGCAAACGATATGCCTTGTAACGCTCATCGGCATCGCTAGCCTCTTTATTTGGGTTGGGAAGGTATAACTCCCCTCTGGCTTTAACTGCTTGGGAGCCTTCCACGCAATCACGTACAAGCTGCCACTTTGGTAAGCATTGTGCGTAATCTAAATGCGTTGTATCAACTGCCATTATTAAAGCCCACGTTTATGTTGAATAGGTCGTCATTTATCGGGAACTCGTAATCAATCATGTAGCCGATAGCGGTTGTAATATGTTGGTATTGGTTCTTTTGGTCTTCCTGGAAGGTTGAGCCTTCCTGCAATTGCACTGTAGCCAAACCTTTATCACACCACTTAGCGGTAACAGGGTTCACAAAAAGACTGATATCGCCACTTGCTGTGCGTATCTTTGCCCTGACTGCGTTCTGACGGTCTTTAATGGATGGATGGGCTGGTTTAACCCTTCGCTCGTATTGCCAGCCGTTTTCTTTCAGTACGCCCTCAATATCGGTGTAATCAGAACTATGTCCGTGTTTCTCGCCTGCTCTGCCTGCTGGATCGCCATAGATAATGACGTTTTTGTTTTTGTGGTCTTTGTATCGCTCCACAAATTCAATAGCGGATTGTTTTGATATGGCAGAGGTCAGAACAATTTCATCCAGGAGAAACACGTTCTTTTCATCCCTTACACCGACTGCACTGGATAATGGGGTGTAGTTCTGATCGTGCATCCAGATCAACTGCTCATGTGACTGGATAACCCTGTCTGTATGGTTCTGTGTGCTGTAGTCTTCGTAAATCCTGCCGGAAACCGTTTCAAACGATGCCTCAAATTCCTGCCTGAACTGCTTGGCGCTCATCTGCCGTTTGGCTGATTCGATTACATCGGGCGGTAATATCTCTGCGCTTTTCCAGTGATAGTAAGCCCACTGTGGATCGTTAGCCGTCTGTGCGTACTGAGCCATGTCATAGTAATGATTCAGGCCATCTGGAACGCCTAACAGCCAACACCAGGCGCGATAATCTGCTCTGGTTGGGTCTACAGTATTCAGTGCCGGTAATATGTGCGATTCCCAGGCATGGGCTTTAATGTCGGCAATTTCATCAATACCGCCACCTGTCCAGTTGACGCCCTCAATGCGCTCTGGCCTGTCCAAGCCGATAAGGTGTATCTCTGTCCCGTTGGGAATGTAAATCTTTAATTCTGATTCGGACGGTTGTTTTTCATGGATGGCTGAAAGACTGAATGCCTTCATGTCATCCCAATAAATCTTTTTAACCTGTGCGTGCGTTGGTGCTGCTATGAAGTATTTCTCATCGGCATTTTTCATTGCCTGCTTTGCAATAAAGCGTTTAAAGCGTTCTGTCTTGCCTGAACGTCTTCCTGCCGCTACTACAGGGAATCGGACGCCATTACTAACCGCATCAACAAGTTTAAGCTGTACTGGATGGTCTTTTAGCTCATACCATCGCTTGAACTGTCGGTCTAGCAATACCTCATTCAATTAGGCAACCTGTTAGCCAGTTCTCCGAGTTTGTCGGCAACTAGCGTATTGTTGTTGTTCTGTATTTGTGTTGGTTTGGCGTGACGGTCATTTAGTTTGGTCATAACGCTAAGCTTGTCCACGCCTTCAACCACTGCTTTAAAGTCTGAGCCTGAGTCAGATGCCGTTAATAAATCCTTGGCTTTCCCCATCGCTTGTGAGGCGAACCCCTCAATATCTCTTAGCAACTGGATTTTAAACTGAACAGAGTGTTCAACTGCGTTCAGTTCTTCTGGCGTTAATTCTGCACTCTCTTGAATTACTTCAACTTTTTTCTGAACAAGGCGTTCAGTTTTCTTTTCTACGCCCTTGGTTGCAGTGTTAACGGTTCCTAGTGATATTCTGTATTTCTTAGCTAACTCTCTCTGGCTATATGAACCTGTATGAAAGTCAGCTAACAAGGCCGCCTTGTCATACTTGCTTGCCATTTGTTTAAGCCCCCTCACTGAGAATGGGTCACCGACCCTTTCGGCTTTTTTATAAATTAAATTCTTTCCCTGTTTTCCGGGGCTTTTTATGCCCTGCTTTACAGGTATCAAACATCAGGTCGAATACT